CGGGGTGGATAGCCGTTCGCGTGTATGAGGATTTTAGGCGTACGGGAAGATGCCACGGGGGGGTGTTCTATCTATCGCCTTTTTCGCTATTGCATTTTCTGCACAACACTTGCAAGTTCGAGATTTCATAACGCAACGATGGGTCAAGGTCAACCAATGGAATGATGTGGTCAACTGTTAAATCTTTTGTTGCTCCACATTGTTTGCACCAAGGATGAATGGCACGCAATTGTTTAGATAACTTGCGCCACTTGTAATCGTAACCTCGGTCTAGCCTAGAGGGTCTGCCCCTCTCTTTGATTCGTTTGCATTGCAAACATCTAACATCACGAACAATAGTTCCGCAATCAACGCAAGGTCTAGGAAGCATCATCGTGTTTAACAAGATATTCAATCGCCATTGCAAGATGTGATTGGCTATCCTTAAAGAATCCTAAACCTGAATTACATCTCCAACATAACAATCCACGAATTTTTAATGTTTCGTGATTATGGTCAATGATTAACTTCTTACCAATCTCTTGAGCAGTGATGCCACATATTGCGCACGCATTGTTCTGTTCATCGAGCAATGTTTCATAATCTTCACGATTGCCATTGCGAACAACCTTCCGATGAATCTGCCGACACGTTCTGCATATGTTGTGTCTTTTGTTTTCAATTACATTAACAAATCTGAAATTATCTAATGATAGAACTCTAAGACATTTACGGCATTGCTTAGCGTCCTCATTCGATGTCCTCATCTTCTTCATCATCCATTTCTAAACCGAGTGAAGCCATTCGGTCACTGATAGGTAATGACATATACATCGTCAATGTGGATTGCACTGCCCTTGTGAGCAGAGTTTCGATTGCATCAAAAGGCAATGATTCGTCTGTTGATAATTCTGTCTCAACTTCCCCGATACTAATTTGAATGTTTAGCATCCTTTGATTTCCAATCGTGTGTCTAGTAGTTCGTCAATGAACTGTTCAACAATCTCACGTTGTTCGCTGGAGAAGTCTGACTTGTTGCGAGTAACCGCTGCGTGGAACAGGGCCTCATCTATCTCTTCAATTTGACTAGAGATAGCAGAATCTGATAACGATAGTGTACCAGGTTCTTTTGACAACATTGTCAAATCTTCTTAGCATCAATGATGGCCGAAAGGTCATACATCTTGCCACGTCGTTCGATGTTGAATTTCTTAATGATTCGATAGATTTCTCTTTGGGTCATCTGTAACCAAAGGGCAATTGCTTCTACATCTAGGAAGAACTTCCTATTTGGGTTACTCATTGCCAGCGCCACCAATCTCAAGACAGTCCAACTTTGTTTGCATCCAAAGCAAGTTACATCAGTGTTTAAGTTCTCCACATCAATGACTACAAACTTTTTGCAATCATCAGTCGGACAAGGTATTCGCCTGACTTGTTCTTTGAATTGTTTTGCGGCTGCTCGACCCTTTGCGTGCAACCCCAAAACCTCTCCTACGAATTCTAAGGCCCAAACCTGCGACATTGACCATTCCAGGTGGGTCAGATGAAAGTCACAGGTTGCCTGGACTTCAGCCTCAATAGTTGGCTCGCGTGGCACCAGCGCGGGCGGGGTCAACTGTCTATCCTCACGGATGACCTTCTCCCAGGAATGAAGGATGCTTAGTAAGTCATTTGCCATCACAAAGTCCAAGGCATTGACATTTATCCCAATCGAGCGTTCGGCGCTGACAATGCCACTGCCCGTGCGACCTGGTTGCAGGAAGAAGCCTGCCTGCCAGTGAAGGTCAGGCAACTCTGCTAGTGCAGCCCTAACCCGCGCCAGACATCTGATGCAGGCTGTCTTATCCTTAGAGTGACGATTACAGATGACGCATTGCATTAGAACGGAACTCCTTCTGATTCGCTTTTGGCTTTGACTGGTGCTGCCCAATAATTCGGGGCGCTCTCTATCGTTTCAAACAAACTCATATTGGAACAATGATGCTCTGCCAGAATCACACGGTCCTTACTTGGGGCAGCCCATCTGATTCTATTGACCGACCTTTCAACCGCCTCAAATGAGACCCTGGTTCTATGTGCCTCAAATGTCTGTAACCCTGAAATCTTCTTGATGATTTCTTCCTCAATGGTCAACCGCTCTTTACCCAAGACTTTGGCAAAGCCTGCCCAAGAGATACCTGACCAAACGACGGCGGCGCAACGATTACATATGATGGGTTTGAAATCTCCAGTCATATTACGAACCTTTTCGCCGCTGAACCGAACCGAACCTGAACCCCTCTAAAGAGGGGGTTCAGAGGTTCGGTTATTCGGTGCTTTTGCCAGTTTTTACAGGTTCGGTTAGGTTCGGTTAGGTTCGGTTGGTTATTCATCAGGACTCCAAGCATTTACATCATTTGCAAGAAAAACAGATTTATGACAAAACAGATTCTTTTGTCCAACCTGACGAATACCAACACTTCCTTTGGCAACAAGATAATCAAGAGCGGTCTTTACCATATCGCTACCCATCCCATTACCTTCCTCACGAAGTTTGCGTTTGATGTCATTGAAGTTCATCTCATATCCGTGGCGTTCTAAGAACTGACTGACCTGCTCCATCCTCTGTTCGTTACTTGATAACACAACAGTCCCACCTGAAATGGAAACTGTAATGCCACCGTCGGCGACAGAGCGCAGATTTACAATGCCAAGGGTCTTGGCGTCGGGGCAGATGGCACGGACAAAGCCAGGTCTATCTTTAGTGACGGTCAGAGACAGGGCGCCGTCAATGCCACGGCCAAATGGCTGCTCAACCGCCACACTGACAGCGACCCCATCAATATCTGCTCTCTTGGCTTGCGCTCCGATGGCGTAATTGCCGCGAGTATCTTTGCTCTTAGTAACGTGGTCAATGGTCAAGATGCCAGAGCCAAAGGTTCTAAGTGGTCTAAGGATTGTCTGACTGAAATGAGTTGCATCCTTATTCTTCTCTAAATCCAGTCCCATTAGATTCATCGCTGCATTGACTCCATCAACTACGACTAGAGATGGCTTAAATTCAGCCAAAGATGCCATTAGCGCTTCTGATACCGCTGGTGTGTGGGGAGAATCTGGGTTTGCATAAAGGAATGCCTTAAATCGCTCCATAGGCGTTTTCAGGGTCTTTAATCGGTTGAGGATGCCGCGAGCGCTATCTTCAAAGTCAATATAAAAGACAGTGTTGCCAGCAATTAGTTCTTGGCGCACTGCTTCAAGTGCAACCCAAGTCTTTCCCGATTCTGATTCACCAAAGATGGCGTTGATTTTGCCAGGATATAAAATGAAGTTGCCATCTTCTCTTTTGAGCATCGTTGGCTGGACATCGGCTTCAAGTTCATAATCACCGATTTCTTTCGGTATCCAAGATGAATCGGCTATTACATTGCCTTCTTCATCGTGCATCTGCACACCTGATGGGTTGTAATCAGGCAGATTCAAGGCTTGCAATTCTCTGGATTCACCATAACCCAATTGACGAAGGGCTTTGGCTGCTACTTTGAAATCACCTTGATGTTCAATCAAAGCGTAGGCAGCGAACTTTGAATATGAAGTCTCTGATTCAAAGACTGATGAAGTGGTGAAGCAATAGAACTTATCGGTGCCAGCGTGATTGGTGGTGGCGCTGACCCCTTCGCTCTTTCCTGGTCTGCGCCAAGCCGTGACACCATCGCGGGTGGTATAAACCTTTGTCCAACCTAGTGGTTCCAAGATTTGTGGCCAAGAGACTTTGCGATTGTAGTCATCACCTGGCGTCAATGGTCCTTCTGGCTTTGTCTTGATTTCCTCTGCGATGTATTCGGCTTTTGGAATCTCATCAAACATTGAGAACAGGTGGTGCAGTGCGTCGCGTTCTTCTCTGGTGATGGTGGGGATGGACGCAGGCCCGCCGATAAGCATTGTCCACGCTCCGCCTGACGGATGGCAGGAGCCATTGGTCGGTGCCACAATCACAAAGCCGCCTTCGCCTCTGGTTTCGGCTAAGACATCTATGTTGCCATTTTCTCCAGGGCGCCTGGCAAGTTTGGTATTGCCTGGAACTTCGCCATCAATGCGATAGAGCCAGTGGATGCCTCCAGATGGTGTTGTCTCCACATAGCCTGAATTTAGTTTCTGCCATAAAGGTTCAAGACCAGAGTTCTTCGCAATCTCTGCGATGTCTAAATGCATCTTGGCTGCTACTGCTCTGCCTTCAAGTTCTAGCATCTCTAAGTTGCCAGAGACTTTTCCGCAAATGACACCGACACCTTGAGCATCTGAAAACCAACGCATCAACTCATCGGTTGTTGGTCTGCGTTCTTGATATTGCTTCCAGGTATCAAGTCCTGGCCTCTTGCTTCCATCCGTTGCAACTGGCACTACTGAAATGCCAGTGTTGGCAAGTTGTAGCGCTCTAAGCAAGATGTCAGATTTCATATTGACCACCATCCCCGAATCGTTCCCCCTAGTGGGCAGATATTCCAATCTGCCTTTCCGTCTCTAATCCATTGCTGATGTAATTCTCTTTGAAACTCAAAATCCGTTTCGTGGGTATCTCTCCCGCAATCAGGACATATTGGAACTCCAATCACTTCAAAGATGTGACGACAACTCATCTCATCTCCTTAAATTAGTTCTTGTGGAACTGGTGGAATCGAACCACCACACATCTTTGACCCCGATGACGTGTCCCCCAGGCGTTCCGTCTTGGTTGGAAACGGAAGGGAAACCAACCAAGATTCTATTTATACTGGCTTTGCTCCTAGTTGGCCAAGCAGTGCCAGAACTTCTGGCGATAGATTGTTTGGGTCAACAGGCGCAGGCGCAGGCGTTGCCTCTGGCTTTGCTCCCGCACTGCCAAGATAGGCATTTGCCTTTGCTAGTGCTGCTGCGTCCCCTGTGGCATCAATGAGAATCCACGGTGCCGATTTACCAGGCTTTGCAGTCCCCTGTCCGATACGGGCAAGAACCTTCTGACCTGTTTTGCTCTTTAGAGCATTGCGTAGAGCGACATTGAACCAAAGAAGCGATGAATGCTCCTTGTTGGTATCAAGGTCAATGACGTTCACTTCGATTGCTTCTGCTTCTCCGTGAACGGTTGGAATACCTATCTTGTATTCGATAGGTGAGATGATGAGCAAGTGATTCGCTAGGTCAGCGACTTTCACTGTCTCGCTTGCATTACTTGGTGCGACGAAGGCCATTCCCCCGACTCCATTTCTGTTAGTTGTTTTCTCTAACTCTATTCATTGCATCTTCGTCATTGTTTTTAGCAATGTCGTTGATTGTAGGTTCATTATCAAATACTGCGATGTAATCTTCTGGCAATTCATCTTCTGTCACTAATAGACAGATGTAAGCATCACCGCGAATGCCAAGGCATCTGGCAACTAGGCGCAAAACTAAGGCTTGAAATCTATTCATCGAAGAGATTATCAATTTAGGCCTGGGTGTCACCGTTGCATCCTTTCGCTAAATCATTACTAAATGGGATGAAATATGGACACCAATTACAGTTCCGCGATGGCGCTGCTGGTATCACATTGAGCATTGTTGGATTGGCTTCTACATCTACTGTTGAAAGTAGCGTGTAAAGGTCATCAATGCGTGACAGGGCTTTAAGTGCAACGCTCTCATCGTAGTCAAAGAGTTCGCAGTGCATATCTTCTAAAGCCCCTGATGTTGGCAGATAGACAAGACCAACCTTGTTCACAGTGGCGCCTGATTGGGCTTTACCGTAACCATAAAGTTGAATCTGGACCTGCTGTTGAATCGTCGCACCTTCACTGCGACGTTCTTTCAACTGATTGAATCCGACAGTTTTCCAATCCAGGACAATGCCACGGATGCTGTCAAACAGGTCAACGGTTCCCGATAGGTTCGCACGAATCACAACGCGCTGCTCAACTTCATAGCCTTCGATTTTGCCAAAGACTTCAGCCAAGTATGCGTGAATTGCAATGCCAACCTGGGCTGCCCAAGAGGAAGAGCCGCTTTCATTTGGCTTCTCCCAATCAAGCAGTTTGTAAGCCAACCTGCGTGAACATTCGTGTCCAATCTCTGAAGGACCGATAGCAATTTGCTTGCTTCTCGGCGACCAAGTGCCAGCCTGCACAATCAATTCTTTTAATTGTTGCGCAACTTGTTGACCTGGCGAAGATATTGATGCAAAGGTCATTCGTCATCCTCATCTTCTTCCCAGATTTCTTCATCTGGGATTGACGGTGTGATTGGAGTTATCCAAGGATTGTTAATACTCATTGATTATCAACCAAGGAGAATCTTCGAGTCTGCTGAATTACTTCAAGCATCTCGATTACTTGTGGTGGCAAGATTTCTCTAGCGCGTTTGGTATCAAAGCGCTTAGATTGAATCTGGGTCCATCGGATGACGGTTTGCCCATTATGAACCGCTTCCTCGCAATCGCCCAGAGCAGTCTCCAGGCGAGAGCGAGCAATGTCGGCAACTTCTTGCCATTCTTTAATCTTGGCCAAGGCTTCTCGGTATTGCTTTAGCCATTGAGCAGTGTTGTCATCTAAAACAACAACACCTTTTTCTATTTGCATTGACATAGTTACCCCCTAGTCATTTTTTAGTACCAAAGATTGCGTTTGAAGTGGGTCCAGGCAGCGCAGGGGCCGCCAGAACCATATTTTCTACCGATATATGCAAGCGTTGCTACTGTTTGAGCGACACCAGAATCAGAATGTTTCATTCCTAGATTCTTGTATGTTCCATCAAGCAACTGCCCAATTCCTTTGGCGCTGCTCTTAGGATTCTTGGCCTTTGGATTCCAAGCGGATTCCTTACCGACCAATTTTGTGAAGCAGGCGAACTGCTTCTTTGTTAGCAATTCCCGCGCTATCTGCTTTGGATTGACCTGCATTAGTGCTGGTCTTTCCTTGTAGATGACGGTGGCAGGTATTGCTGGCTGTGGTGCAAAGGCAGCGTTGACTAATAATGATGTCATTGCTGAAACCCCGATGATAATGGCGATTCCCCGCCACGTTTTTCGTCTGTTAGTTGTGATTGGATTTCTCCTTCCAATTTCACACCAGCACGCTTGAGAACAGTCGTTACATACGAATGCTCAAGATGAAGTGCTGCTGCGATTTCTTTTGGTGTGCAACCCGACCCGAACATCACGCGGACCTTTTCCGCATAGTTGGCGCGTGGAGCATTCGCATAACGTGCATTAAGCATTCGTTTGCGTTGCTCTGGCGTGAAACCCGCCCATATTCCATAGGGGATTTCGTTGTCGAGTGCATAGTCCAAGCACTCCTTTCGTTCGATACAGCCATCACACATCTTGCGGATGGCAGGGAGCGACGTTCGCTCTTGTGCGCGTGATTCTGGAAAGAAGATATTTGCATCTTCAATCTCTTTGCATTTGGCTCTTGGCAGGTTGGGGATGATGGGAATGAATTCAAAAAAATTCACAACCTCTCCTTCAGCCAGGAATCCAAATCCTGAACCACGAAAGCCTTCTCGATGGAAGAATTCCTGCGCTTGATGATTACAAACGCAGGTGGCGTCTCATCTAAACCACGCGCTTTGGCGTAGTTCTTAGATTCAACAACCGCTTCTTCCCAGAAGGCAGGTAAAGAAATGGATTTGCGGTTCTTCAACTCAAGGATATGAGTCTTGCCCGCGATGATGGCAACGATGTCGCCTTCATCCTTCTGACCCGAAAGTCGCAAACGTTCTGCTGATATTCCGTGAGAACGCAACCACTTGAGAACTCCCAGTTCAAAAGCAGCACCTTTGCGACCATTCGGGTTGGCCATTACTTTACCAACTCTAGTTTTGCAGGCTTCTTATTCATTGCCCGATATTCTTTCACAATCATAATCAACTGCTCCGCCAGGGTCAGCGCCTCTGCCTCTGTCAATTTTGCAATCTTGCAAATGACATCGGGCATTCCAGCACGGACTTTATCTAGGCGACTTGCAGCATCTAAATGCTTGAGAGCATCAACACTTGCAAATTCTTTAAGTCCTGCAAGGTCAATCAGATTTACCTGGTCGGTGACATCTTCTAGCAGGTCTAGGTTGGCATCACGTTCTTCAAGGTAAATGGCAAATTCCCCATCGCCTGTGGCGTGGACGCTAAAGAGCGGCTCTCTGTGTCTCATTTGCGCTCCAATGCCTGTTGCATCTTCTTCTGGCTAGAATCCCATTCCTGGGCCTGCCTGATGGCCTCATCGAGCGGGCTGGCGTCGTAGCGCAGAACGGCCACGATGACCCCTAGAATCCCCGCTAAAGCCCCAATAATGACTATCTGGTCCATATGGACCCCCTTTCGTTTGGCGTAAGTATGGCCTACACCCCTGACAGCCTATGGGCGACACGCCGAAAGGGTCAATCTTGGGTTGTATTGACACTGTATGGACAAACTGTTTTAATTGTCTTATTGGGCGAAGCGCAGTAGCCCAGAGAAACGGAAGAAGAAAATGGTCAGCACAACACGAATCACAAGCAATGTAAAAATTTCAGAGTTTCCTGAAATGGCAGATGCTTTACTTGATGCTTACAACAACAACAGTCAAAATCGTTGGGCAATTCTTGAGTTACTTGCAAAGCAAACAGAAGCAAAGCAAAACAAATTTTGGAAGTTTTACGATGCGTTTGTAGCCGAAAAAAACAGTGAAGTTATTGCTCAAGACAGCCGCATTGGTCTTATCAACCGATTCTCTGCAAAGGCAGGTGCATAACAATGACAACACAACAAGATTGCGGTTTGTTTGACCACACGCAACGCGCACACGATTTCAAAGTAAGCAAACAACAGGCTGGCATTTATATCACTTGCTGTGGCGATGAGATTAAGTTCTACACATCAACAGAATTCGGATTGTCAGATTCGGTTGGTTGGTATATTACGCAAGCCAATGGCAGTTTTAACGGTGACCGCTTTCATACTCTTGCAGAAGCAAAAACATTTCTTATCCGCTATCACACTGTAAAGGTAGGTGCATAATGCTAGAGATACTCTTTGGAATGCACCTTGGCGGTTGGAAGGCATATGTCCAGTTTTGGTTCTGGACAGGTCTTGCTTTGATTATCGTTCTACGCTGGATGAAAAGGAATATGCGATGAGCGCGATGGGCAATTACTACTTAACACTGCAAACCGATGCAATTGATTATCTTGCCGAGCAAGGCATTGATAAAGAATCACTTTGGGATGTTTCAGAAGATAGTTATCACTTTGTTGTGGCTCTTGCTGAGATGCACCGCAATGATGTCAGCATTGACACCATCAAGCGCATTATGAGCGAGGCGCATCTATGAGCGCGATGAGCAACTTGCACCTGCAACTGACAATCGCAATGGAACACACCGCTGACAAACTGCGCGAAGCCACCAAGGATGGCAGTGGCGAAATTATGGAAGCCACCTGCCATACTGCAATTGAACTTCTTCAAATCTGCGCTAATGCTTTTGCCGAGGTTCGCGAAGGGTCCAGCAATGGAAATTAGACGATGCCCTAAATGCCATCAGATTGATTGGCAGCAAGGTTTTCATATCCCGTGCAACTGTAATCGAAAGGAGAAGAAATGAAGAAGATTCGCTCCGTCCGTGTTAGTGATTTGCTCTGGCAGAAGGTAAAAGCCAAGGCCAAGGCAGAGGATAAAACTGTCAGCGAAGTAATTACTAACGCGCTGCGTGATTATGTAAAACCTTAGAAATAAAAGAAAATCCCCTACACAGGAAAGGTGTCTGTGTAGGGGTTTTTCCTATCGCTAGGGGTAAAGATTATTGTTTATCTTGATTGCGTTTTATTTCAGACAGTTCGGCGGCAATACTTGCATATGCTGCCAAGTCCACAAAAGTGTCATCTTTTGAGTATTCGAAGTTTTGTTGCAGTCTGGCAATCTTCACCAGTGCCATACAGATTGCAACCTGCATCGGCGATACTTCTGTCCCAAGGTATGCAGACCACAAGACTGCAATTCTTCTATGGTTCTCATAAGGTGCGCCGTAATCTTCTTGGCGGTCACCATACAACAGCCTTTCGGCTTCTTTAAGAACTTCCCCCCGTTTCATAGAACTACTTTCCCTTGCGTCCGAATTCAGTTGCCTTTGGGTCAATCGCCTTTAATATAGGACCGATAACTGCTGCTAAAAAGCAGGCTGCATAATCTTTCAAAGGGCGTGACGGGTCGGCGAGATAAAGGGCTGCAACTGCTGCTGCTCCTGCTCTTGCATAGGTACTGGCGATTGCAATGATTTTTGTTTGGTCAAACATTTGCACTCCTTGAACTTAGGTCTGCCAAATCCTACAATAAAAACTGGCAGAGATGGTTTGAGTTTCCCCCGATTTTTTACCTTGTAAGCACGAACCTTACGACATACTTGGCCACCATTGCGTTGGTCGCCTTTATTATCTGGTGCCGTGTTGCCTTCAATTGTAATGACAGTTCCATTATCTTTGACGCTTTCAACGATTCCAATATGTGAGATGCGGTCAAGCGAATCGTTTGGGAAATCAAAGAAAGCCAAATCCCCTGGCATTGGCTCGGCGGTGGCGACATCTTGCCAGCGCTTTGCCTCGGCAAATGCCTTCGCCCCTGCTGGCGTGTAGGTACAGTCAGGTATTTTGACACCTGCCTGCTTTGCGCACCAATTGACGAATGCGCCACACCACGGCTGATTTGTCTTTTGATATTTCGTTTCATTATCGGCAGGGCCTTCAATGTAGTCAACTTCACCTGCTGCAACTTCTAAAAATCTATTTAATTGACCGCACATTTTTTGAGCCCCTTTTTGTTTTATTACTTACCAACAAACTATAAATTTCATCAACGCGTTCTTCTAGCCGATTAACTTGGTCCTTTAGGCTGGTGCCAGAGTTCGGCTTTAGTTCTGCTAGGTAATGTTGAACTAACCATTTAACACCAATGGCAAATGAGCCAATAAGTGTGCTAACGGCAACGGCGATAGTTGCTATGTCTGCTGGTGTCATCGGTGCTTTTCTCCTTCAGCAAGACCTGCATTTCAAACAAGTCTATATGGTCATCAATTGTTCGGTGTATCGGAAAGATTTGCGTTACTAAGTCCATTTTCTAACTTCTTTATTCTGGCCGCCAAGATTGCATTCTCTTGCGCCATTACCCCGATTTGTTGCCTCATTGCTGCCAATATCTCATTGACATCTATTTCTTCATTCATTTATTCCCCCTTGAGTAGTGTGATTTCTTTGTGCAATTTCTGTATTGCACCAACAAGATAGGGAATCATATTCCCATACCCCAATTTTTGATACACAGGCTGACCATTTTCATCAACAGCATCTTTTTGACCAGATACGAAATTTGGGAAAACTTCAGCAAATTCGTGTGCAACAAAGCCAACAATGTCATTCTTGGTTTCATCTTCTATTTCATTGAATACGCGAACTCTGGCGCTAAGAACTTTATTGAGCGCATCATCATAGTCGCGGATATTTTCTTTCAATCTGTAGTCTGATGAACCTACAAGAACTGGAGCAACAGTATTTCCATAGACTTCTAATGTGCCTCTTGCTGTAGCATTTCTATAAAATTGCATAATAGGCACACTGGTGCCAGTTGTGGCAGTAACACCGTAAATATGTAAAATTAATGGTGTATCATTATTGCGACGTCCAATGATTGTGCCGCCCTGTGTCAACGCAGTGCCTTCTGTTGAATTTGTCGGACTGCTCGTTGCGGTTCCAGTGTAAATCGGCGCACCAGTTACTGTGACACCATTTTGAGCAGTAACAACACCGCTAGCAGTCATTGCACCAGTAGTCGTAATCAGGCCAGTAGCAGAAATGCTTGCTACTGCTGTTATTGCACCAGATGAATTGACCGTGAAACTTCCATCAACTGTTGCAATACTACCTGTTGCAGTAATAGTTCCACCGACATCAAGACCACTGCCATCAACGATTGCATATCTACTAGCACTTTGAGCAATAGTTACTGCGCTTGCACCAACATAAAATTGAGGATATGAATTTCCAACAGGGTCAGCAGTAGCGCCATAGTGAATCATTACCGAACCAGAAATTGCAGGCAAGATATGCCCATAGACAGTGCCAAGGTATTTGAAATACATTGAAGTTGTAGAACCATCTAAAGTTACGGCGGTGGTGCCAGATGAAGTTTGAATCTTTCCACCTGTGATTGCGCCACTACCTACACCTGTCAATCCTGTTGCACTGATGCTGAAGCCATTTGAAGCGCTGCCAAAATATCCAGCAGTAGCATTTATAGTGCCTGTGATAGTTGCATCAGTTGCTGTCATTACACCTGTTGTGCCATTGACAATAAATTTTCCAGCGATATTCAATGCCGAACCAGTAATTGTTGCACCAGTAACATCACCAGAAAATACTGCTGCGCCAGTTGATGCAGTCAATGAGAAAGTTGCAATGTTGCTTGAATTAAATGCTGCAAGACCAGCAGAGTTGAGAACAACACGCGCACCGCTAGTTGCTGATGCGCCTGAATAAACGGTGATGCCATTACCATTGATTGCAGTTATTTGATTGCTTGCATTAACAATAGTGTTTGCGCTTGGCTGAAGCGATGCAATAGCAGCATTGTATGCAACCAGTGCATCAGCCAAAGCCTCTGTTGCATCGGCTTGTGCGGTGGCAGCGGCAGCAGCGGCAGCATTAGCAGTTGATTGAGCAGTTCCAATTGCAGCATCTTGAGCAGATACCCAAGCGCCTGATGTCCTTACATAAAGTTTGTTGCCATTAGCAATATCAATCCATAAGTCGCCGTCATTGATACCAGCACCAGTCGGCTCTGTTGCAGAGCGATAAACCTTGGTCTTGCCATCTGCCAAGATTTCAATTGATTCAAAATTACTTGCCAAACCATCAGATGAATCAGCAATCAATGGCACAACAGAGGTCACAGTAAAATCAGCGGTCTGTGTCACCGTGATTGGCGTGTTAGTAATCTGTGGACATAATGGCATTGCCTACCCCTAAATTGTTATTGAGTAAGGATTGATGGGCGAAGTGTGGAATGAAACCTTCCAATCATCATTGGTAATTTTGTGGTTCATTCCTTCAATCACAAGATTATATTGCAGGCTTCGTGAATCAACAGTCAAACGCTTAACACTTACCTGGTCGCCAATTTCGCAGGCTAGAAAATCAGGATATAAGGTATTGAGATTCAAAGCACTGAAATCAACTTGCTTAGCAAAAGTAGTAGGCGTTGCTTGCTGGCGTGATTGATATAAAGCCAAATTAGTGCCACTAGTTTCGCTCAAGATAGGCGCATCAAATACTTTAGATGTTAAGCCATATGAATTTTTGCTTGGATTATAGGTTGATGTCACCTTTGCGCTGGCGCCACGGTCCACAATTGCTTGATTGACAACATAATAAGTGCCTGGGTCAACAACTAATCCTTGATAGAGAACCGAGTTGGCATCGCCTTGGTCTGAGAAAAGCAATTGAGTCGGACGTGAGAACTTGTCAGATAATGGCACCAGCGTGGCGACGCCGCTGCGAGAGATATAAAAACGACCCGCAATGGCATTCACAGCCTGGTTAATCATAGTCAGGCAAGATTTACCTTGGATTGTACTTTGCATCGTCACAGTGCCTGTTAGAGAGCGAGAAGCGCCACCTGGCCAACCAGCATAATCAAGCATTCGTCCTACGCGAGTTGCCGCTGTCTCTGAGTTTGCAAGTGCAGCCAAGACAGGGGCTTCGACTTCAGCAATGAAGGCAAGACCATCGTGGAAGGTCATCGTTACAGTTGGATAATGACCTTGGTTGACAATGCTTGATTCTAAATAGCCTTGATAGATTGTGTAAGCGGTAGATGCCCAAGTTGCCTGTATGCGCATCTGCAAGCCAGCCTTTAGATTTGGCGAGTAGGTGCCTGATGTATTATCTGGGTCATAATTGCCTGAATAATTATTGAACACAATGCTGGCAATTCCTGATTGATTCAAAACATCATATTGTTTCAATCCACGGCGGATATTAGTTTCAAGAACATCTGTTGCAGTAACTGATGTCCAAGTAGAACTGATATAAAATTGAACTGCGATTGACGGCGCAGTTACCCCATCATAATTTGCCACTATCTTGTCCTATGTAAAATGTTTAATGCGCCTGCGCGTTTAGCAAGTTGATTTTGTCTATTCGTAATGTCCACAACATAATCATCGGCAGTTCCGTGTGGCGTGGTTATGTTGACCGATACTTGTGGTGCATTTTTGTCAAACATTATATTGCCACCAGCAGAGCCATCGCCTTGGGCTGCAAGTGAGACGGTTGGTGATTTTGCAATTGTAGCCTGACGGTCAAGATTTGCTTTGATTGAAGCAGCAGTTGCCTTGGCTTCAATTTCGGAAGTCATCAAACCTAAATTATATTTTTTAAGCATTGCATTGATAATTTTCTGCTCAATGCTAAGTTCTTTTTTCTTTGAACCATTGAGTTTATCTTGCGCATCTTTAAGTTTCTTTAAGATTGCTGCAAGACCCCCATCGGCTGCTGCATCTTCGGGCGTTTTAAGAATGGTTCCCGTTGACATCTGAAAATTACCCAATGGCTTTTCAGCAGCCTTCATCAATTTATTTTTCTTGGCATTTTGAGCGCCTACGGTGCCTGCTGGATAACCACCTTCACCTGTGGCAGAACTGCCTGACAAACTTAGAACCGCCAAAACGCCGACGGCAAGTTTTGCAAATTTCAGCAAACCGCCTGCAACCTTATAGAAGCGAGCAGTTGCAGTGGCTGCGCCATTGGCTCCAATAGTGATTAGACCAAAGGCAACAGCAACTCCTTGCAGTCCTATTATGAATGCTGCTATTTTAGAAGTTATGAACAAGGCAGCAATGGCAATTGCTAATACCTTAATTAGTCCAAGATTTTCACTTATCCATTGAGAGAATGACAATAAGATGCCTATGAATTTGATTGCTATTTCAGCGGCTTTTTGTAAACCTTTGACGAGGCCTTCCTTGTTTTCTTTGATAAATTTCTCAATTTGTGGCAATACTTTTTTCTGAATAGTATCTGCAAACTTTTCAATGACAGGCAAAAGGGCATAGCCCAAAGTCTCAAGGATTTCACCAAAGCGAATGCGCATTATTTGCAAACGATATTCTAATGTTCCAGCCCTAGAAGCAGCAGAACCTTGCGTTGCTTTTGCTACTTCAGCAAGGATTGCTCCAAAATCCTTAGATTTAATTGTTGCAGCATCAAGGCTTGGAACAAGTTTCTGCAAACTCTTAAAGTTGCCTTGCATTGCGCGAGTGATTGCATTTGTTGCAGTGCCTAAGTCAACGCCTGCAAACGCTGATACATCAAGGGCAGTTCCAAGTAATTCTTGAGCAGCACTGACTGAGCCAGTTACCGCCGCAAGTTTCGCCAAACTTGGCCTTAATTCATCATCGGCAACCCCAACTTGTAATTGTAGTTTTGAAATATAATCTTCAACAGTAGAAATTGCTGCATTAGTTGCGCCTGTAGTATTGCGAAGGCTATTAGCAAGAAGGACTTGGCTCTTTTGGTCTGCCATTGCAGCCTGCACTGCATCTTTACCAATTTTGATAGCAAAAGCAGCCGCAGCAGCGCCAGCAATGGCAAATGCTTTTCCAACCTTTTTAGCAAAGGCATCAAAGTTCTTGCCCATCTTGGCAATATCTTTTTGAGCGGCTTTAGAACCTTTGTCAGAATACTGCGTCAGGATTCGCGCTACTACTGCGCCAACTGCCATCTTATGCCTGCTCTCTGTTCAAATGTTTCTGTAATTCTGCTTTGGCTTCATCAAGAGCCTTTTTCACATTGGCTTCAATTTTAGCGCGGTCTTTATCAACAACACGCCATATCAAACGCGAAGCAGGTTTGAATCTGGCTGACAATGTGCGCATAAATTGTTCGCCTTGGCTGCGACCTGTTGCCTCTTTACCACTAAGCCGACCAGCAATTTCAAAGATAGCACCAGCGGCTGATTTATTTATCAAAGCACCAGCACTGGTTGTGTAATCGCGTCTGACTTTGCCTTGTGCCTTGGTTTTGCGAATGCCTGCAACAACTGTTCCAGTATTCCAGGCAGGCCAGCCAGCGCCACCACGCGAACTCCTTTGCGGGTTGGCGGCATCATACGTCCGCCAACCGCTCATTGGAGTATCTGTTTTGCCATTGCTAATGTTGCGCACAATGCCGTGAGCATCGCGTTCGGCGTTGGCAAGTTCGGTGTTAATTACTTTATTGAATCTACGAACAGCAGATTTATCAAATTCTTTTAAGGCATCAACAGTTTCTTTGATACCTGTTAGAACTATGACTTCATCCGCCATTTTTCTTTGCCCGCTCTTTCAAATAGATTCCAATTGCTTCAATGATACCTTCAGGGGCATCAAGTAAATCAATCGGTGAAATGCCTGTCTCCACCGCAATTGCCGCAACTGTGTAAGTTAGGCTTTCGCGGTGGATTCGAAATTTGGGTCTGCATCCAATTCGGCGCTCAAAATTGTATCCAGATATTCAGGACCAAAAGGTTTGACCACTACTCCATTAACCTGTTGCGCTTTCCAACATAACCAATAGATGTGTTCAATTCTTTGTTCCTCCCCTATCAACTTAGGCAGTCCTTTGCCAAAGTTCTGTTCAAAAGCGACGATGATGCGTGGAGTCAGTTTATAGACCGACTCATTGCCATCAACGGTTTTTACTTTTATTGCTAATCCATCCATCTTAGTTCCCCCTTATATTATTAGGATGTTGCTTTTGTAATTGCACCTGAGATTGGCCAGGATACCGAGACAGTGGCTAGTTCGCCAACGCTGCCTGATACTGATTGCCATTCTGTAATCAACGCGCTGAAACTGTATTTTGGATTTGTTGCGGACGCTGCTGCGCTGGTCGGACGAACCTCCATCGCAACTGCTGTACCAATTTTGGTAGTTGCATCGCTTGGATAAATCAAAGTCTCAAGAGCGCCAGAAGCAAAGTCCTGGTTGAATTCAAGAACCACTTGATTATCACGGAGGCCAGCCACACGCGTTCTGCTGGTGCTGCCCATACTTGTGGTTTCCACCACATCTAGTGTTGAAGATAATGTCACTGACGTGACATATTGTGAGATGTCGGTGCTTGCAAGCACGACATATGCATCAGTTAAAACAAGGCGGGCCATTAGTTATACTCCTTTTGTAATTGCGCCTGAAATTGGCCAGGTCACGGATGCCGTGGCTAATTCTCCCACACTGCCTGATAACTCTTGCCATTCTGAGACAAGCGCTGAAAAAGTCAGAGAGGGATTTGTTGCAGATACTGCATCACTTGTTGGCTTCACAACCACTGTGGTTAGTGTGCCAAGTAGTGGGTAAATTGTTTGCTCAACCGAGGATGTTGCAAAGTCCTGGTGGAACTCTAGTGTCACCGAATTATCGGCAAGGCCCGCAACGCGGGTACGGCCAGCAGCAATTGTTGAACTAAATGCACTGGTGTCAATCACATCTTCAGACGTCGAAATTGTGACGCTCGCAATATGGTCAGATAAATTTACTGAATTTATCACGACTGACACATCTGTTAAGACTATGCGTGCCATTATTTGGTTTCTCCTTCTTGTGTCGGTACTGCTTTTGCGGTTTGTGCTGACACAAGATGACCACCTGCGACTAACGCCGCAACATTGCATCCTGCTTCAAGCAGTTCTTTTTCTGTCATTGCTTCGCCTTTTTTCTTCAAAGCAAAACTGTCAGAATTTACTATGTATCCCATTTATTCTCCTTGGCCCCATACGGTGATTCGATAGCGATAAGATATGAATTCCACATCTCCAGCCATAAATGTTCCAGATTCGGCTGAAGTAACACGCAAGGTGTTGCAGGCGCCACCAAGAGTCAAATCTGACTCAATGGCTGCCTTAATGGAATAGTCTCCAGAGCCTTGCAGGTATTTATCTAGGTTATCCTGCGCCGAACGCTCTGAGTGGCGTTGAACAATGACATAAACATCAACATTGGCTTGGTCTAGCCCGCGTGAGTTGTTCAAGTCGAAGGTAAAATCTAATTGGCCAACAACTGCTGCTGGCGGTTGTGGCAGGTCTGGAATCAGGTCATAACAACGCAGACCTTTGATGGTTTGAAGATTCTTTTTAAGACCATCACGGACGGAACTGGGTTTCATTTTGCCATCCAGGAAACTTTACGGAATGGACGAAGCAGAACTTCAACATCTGGGTCTAGTCGAGAACCTAGACGAACAGTTCCAATCTCTGGACTGCCAGCAATACCAAAAGGTGATTGACGGCGCACAAAGAGTCTTGATGCTTGAATCTTGGTTGCCATTTGAACTTCATTTGGAATTGCAGACCAACCCCAAACTGCTTTGACTCTTACTGATTGTGGCAAGTTGTAAGGAAAGATGTATGAGCCGATGGCAAGCAATCTAGTCCAAGGCCATCCACGGCGAGGGTTATTCACAGGCTCAACCATATAATCAGAAGTTGCCCACACGGTTGTGTATAACTGGTCAAAGTTATCATCTGTGGCAATTTCACTGATGTAATAGGTGTCATCAATGTTAGTTGTCCACCAATCTTGGGCAGTGTAATAACGTGTTACTGGAGCAGCGGTAGTTCCGTCTTTGTAAAAGAATCTGCCTGTGTAGTCATCAACCATTCTGCTTGCAGCCATAATTGCTGCTTCCAGTGAAGTATCATCTTGGATGTCATCAATCCCTAGAGATGTTTTCAGGTCTGACAATGTGCAGTAGGCGTTTGTTAGTGCCACGCTTTTTCCTCTTCTCTGCCTTTGGTGCAATTGCCCGTTCTAAATCGGGCGTTGCGGTTGCGGTTTCTTTCCGCCAAAACTTTATTCTTTCCACGATAAGTGGTGTCTTTCATCCAGCCAATACGATTTCTGATGTGGCAAAATGGCTCCTGTGTGAACGTGTATCGGGAAGCCTAATTGTCTTACACGGCGTGAAAACAGCAAATCTTCGCTAATCCAGTTACCATCAATCGGGCCATCCCAGAACCAACACCAATCTTTGCCTTGATTTGGGTCGGCTTCTTCACGCATCTTTTCAAGCACACTTCGGTGAATCAAGAGGCATCCAGTTCCGCAAGCATCAATTTGAAATACTGAATTGCGGTCATATTTGAACAAAGGCAAAAAGCCTTCTGGCACATCTTGAAAAATTGCTGGCACTGGCTTTGGGTATAAATGTTTGTGTGCATCAAATGCTGCAAAGACTAGCGCCGAAACAACTGGTCGCTCTTTATCGTGAGCGGTTTGGATAAGTAAATCAAATACTTCTGTGGAAAGTTGTTCATCCACATCAATCATCAAAAGCCAATCAGAATCGGTATTCTCTAAGAATGCCTTCACTATGCGATTGCGCATTTTAGAAAGTAATCCAGAGCCTTTGATTCTGACAAATGGCCCTAATTTGTCACGGCGGTCTTGGCAGAGTTGAAACATTCTATATGCCCACGCCGCGTTGACAGTGCCTGGGTCACAGGCGCCAATTGAAACTTTGTGTCCTGTTTTCATTGATTCCCCCGAATCATTATGAAGCGTAGGAGCAGGCAAGTCGGGGGATTCCCACCTGCTCCTACACAACTATTTAGTTATTCCTTCAGATTAGAAGGATGGTGCAACTAGACCAGTTCCTGAAATGATGGAAGCGGCTGCTGCATATCTCTGAGCAGTGAAGGCAGAGAAGCCATAAACAACAGTCTTGATGGTTAGGCTACCTGGGGTAGTTGCATCAAAACGTAGTGAGAATGGTGAACCTGGTTGCTCCCATAGGTGCATTTCGCGAGCATCAACAAGATAGATTTCATCTTGGTTGGTTGCTGCGCCGTAAGTTGTTCCTACGTTTGCATCTGTGATGATTGGCAAACCAAGTAGTTGATAACCTGAGTTTGCATACTGAGCAACGCCTGCGCCAGTTGATACTGCATTCTGTGGAACTCCAGCGGCTGGAACAACCAATGGACGACCAGCAGTATCAGTGGATGCTAGCAAAAATGCTAGGCGGCGTGGGTGCATAATCCAGTGAGTTGGTGTTGTGAACACATTGCTCTGAATTTTTTGCAGTGCATCTGCCAACTTTGGATAAAGTAACGCAGTCGTTGGAGCAGTTGAAGTGAAAGTAACTGAATTTCCACCAGCATTGCGAATACCTGTGAACTGACCATTGCTACCAGAGCCATTTAGGACCTGATTATCAAGAGTTGTGTGCCAAGAACGGATAAGGTCAGCAACAACGAATGTGTCAATGCCTGTTCCGCGCTCAATTGCTTGGCGTGATAGGTCTTGCTGTCCAGCGATTGTGCGTACTGGAACTGAGAGCAGAGTGTCATCAGCATCAGTTTCGGAAACAGCAGTGTTCTGTGTCTCCTGAATTGCTGTTGATGTACCTGTGGTCATACGGCTGATTTCTAGCGACATACCAGCGGCAGGAAGTGCCATCTTGTTTGTTGCGAAGTCAGCAGTTGGGCGACCTGCGCGAGCAAGAGGTGCTGCAAGGTCAACTAGATATTGTGGAACAACAAGTCCAGCGAAGTTTGATGTATCAACATCGCGACGCTCAACTGATTCTTCCTTCATATGACGTGCTAGGCGCTCTTGTGCGCTGTAATCGCCACGGACCTGTGCATTGAATGCATCACGGACGAATGAAGTTCCGTTGTCTGGGCGGTAGGTACGCTCTTCGCGTACGATTGAAGTTGTTGCCTTTGGTAGTGCTTCTGCAACAACAGAACGTGCCTCTGCTGCCTTTGCATCTGCAACTGCCTGAGCAGTTAACTTCTCAATTTTTGCATCGAGCGAGCGTGATTCTTCAACGAGGGCATCAACCTTTTCGGTTTCCTCTGCTGTGAGGTCGGTGCGGTTCTCGGCGGCTACTGCCTCAAGAACTGCATCCATTTCAGCCTTCACTGCATCACGGCGCTCAATTACTTTGTCAACATATGACATTGTTTGAGTTCTCCTTGTGAGTGTTTGTAAGGTTCCGAGGTGGTGGCGATGATAATTCACGGCGCTTGCGGGTGTGAGTCTCGCTCCGACTTCGTAATCTGCTCGAATGAGCAGAAATCTATTTTGTGTTTTGGATTATTGCTTTTGCCAAACGAAGTGAGATTTTACGGCTCTGTTCTTCAGTTGGCGCTGGTAGTGGGTCAATGGCACGAAGTTCTGATGACTTGTGACCAACCAATGTTTCAGTAGCGACCCATCCATCACGAAGTTCGCGATACACGCGGATGAGGATTGCAGGGTCTCCTTCTTCGGCAGTGATAGAGAAGTCAGAATCAGGAATCCCAAGGACTCCTTCACGCATAACGTGTTCGATGCGACCACGGGCAGTTCCGCCAGATGAATCCCATTCTACGAAATCTCCAACAACATCAACGGCGCGAACAGATTCAGTTTCAATCTCTTCTTCTTCATCTTCCATATCGTCATCATCTTCATCTTGCATATCTAATAATTCAGATAGATAGTCACGAAGGGCTTTGATGGAATCCTCATCCAACTTGCGACCTTCCTTAATTGCGTCCAAAGCGTGAGCAATCTTCTGTCTGGCTTCAACTGTGGTAGTTGGATAGGCAGGATAGGTGACAACTGAGACATCGCCATCGGCGAGCGATACTTCAGTCAATGTGCGCTCGCTCTTATCTTTGTTCCAATTTTGACGGATGACGCGGAAAGCAAAACTCATCTGGTCAACATCGCCGCGCTCAACAAGGGTATAAATGTCACGGGCTTCTTGGGTATCTGCAAGTTCTGCATCAAAGCGAAGGCCACGGTCATCTTCAATTAAATTCAATGTGCCATTCTTAGTGCGAGCCAAAGGCAAACCTTCGTGATTGATAAGAAGTCTGACATCAGGCATTTCAGTTAAAGTCTTACGAAACGCGCCTGGTGCGATTCTCTCTTTGAATGGTAGTGGCACGCTAGCGTCATTGAACACTGCTGCATACCCCGACAAACGCATCACGCCATCTTCTGTTTGACGTGCTTCGACATCTTGCACCACATATGTGCGGCGTTCTATCTTTTTCATTTTGCTCCTTGAATCGGCTTCAGCATCGAGTGCATCAATTTTGCGTTGCGCCCAATTTTGCGCTCTATCACTGAAGTTGGAATCGCCGCCCCATAAAAGCCAGGCAACTAATCCTGCTCCTGGATATTCAGCGTGCGAAGGGTCACTGTTTTTTGGTGCTTGCCCATCAACTTTATGGCGGGCAAACCAAGGTGCCATTTTGCGAACCTTGTTTTCTGTAATTCTTCCTGATGCCATCTCGCGTGCTTCACGCTTTGTGCCATCAGTTAAACCATCTCCCCCAAAGCCTTCTTCTAAATACTTCAAACCACGCGCAGCATTCTCGCGAATAAATGAAGGAGCAGATAAATCAACTGCTCTTATTTCTCCACCTGGTTCCATATCTTCTGAAATCGAAATTGCAACCATCTGGTCAATTGCATCTTGCTTTGTGCTATGACAACCAATGGTTGTATATGAACCATCTGCTTCTTGTTTTACTGCTGCCCATCCATCACAATCACTTTGATTCTCTGAGATGTAATAAGGCATTACTCAACCTCATAAACTGCTTCAGGAGATGCAGGGTCAATTGTTGAAACTGCTTGCAATTGAGTTGATGGAACACCAGTGTGTTTGATTGATGGCATATCAAGTGCCTTTAGAACCGCTTGTGGGTCAAAGCCAACTTGAACAAGTTGAGCAATGATTTCAGAGCGGAGTTTCATACCAACTTCAGGAGCATCAGCAGCATCAATGTTCTGCAATGGCACACGGTGTTGGTCGCCTGCTTCGCCTAGTGGTGATAAATCTTCAACAGCGCGAACATCATTTAGTGAAAGGAAACCTTCACGAAGGCCCTTTGTGTAGGCATCGTAGCGCTCAATTGTTGTGCCACGAAGTAGCGCATCAAGATTAAACTTGATGAAACCATCTGATTCTGGAAGTAATGGTGAGAGTGCTTGTTCAATGCGCTCCAAGAGTGGGCGAAGTGAATGTTGCACGAAAGATAAGTTCTGCGCTTCAACTGATGCAAATGACATCGCACCAGCAACAGGATGGCCCAGTAGCGAGACAGGCACGCGGAAAAGGCGGGCTATTTCCTCAACCCCGAAGCGTCTGACTTCAAGCAACTGGGCATCGGCGGCGTTTAGTGTGAGCGGCTTGAAAGACGCTCCACCAGTTAACACGCCGATTTTGCCCGCTCTATATGGGCCAGTGTGCGTGATATTCCAATCGCGAGCAAGGTCTGAAACCTGCTCTTCTGTCATATCACCTGGCGCTTCAATAACGCCACCAGGATTGGCAGCGTTGCCGAAATATGAAGCAGCATAAACTTCAGCAGCCATTGCAGAACCAAGAGTTACGCGGGCTGCACCGATTGGGCCAAGACCTAGAAGTTGTCCAGGAAGTCTAAAGAGCGGGATGTGAACAATTTGGTTTGCATCAAGATTAAATGAGAAGTTGCCTACAGCATCGCGAACACGATAACGAACAGGCTCCCCTGGTATTGGGCGTTCAACTAGAACATCGCGTGGATTCAAACAATACAGTTCAACAACATCGCCCAATTCATCCATAACTTTAAGGATAAAGGCGTTGCCTTCTAAATTAAGTGAAGCAATGATTTGCTCATAGAACTCAAGGCGTGTTGTCTCTGGGTTTGGATTATTTACCCAAGTTGGAACTTCGCCATAAACAGCAGCATATGAAATACGGTTGCGACCACGACGAACATAAGCGCCTAGCGGTAATGAAGAGATTGTATCGCCAAGCAAACGAACGCAGGCATATACGGTTGACATACGAATTGCAGTTTCAGAATTAACATCAACGCCTGCTGGCGATGCGTATGCTGGTCTGCCTGGAATCAGCGGTTCAACAAACTGATTCTGCGCACGCTTTTCACCTGCTGCGCGAAGTCTTTTAGATAGACTCATTGCCTGCCTTTTCTGTTCTTAATTGATACCAACCGCCATCCCAAAGGGTTAGCAGTTTGCGGAAGTAATCTTCGTACTCTTTGGCGATAACATCTAGCGCATATCGGCCAACAGAATGTTCTCTGATTTTCTTTCGGTCTAGTGTTTTAACGTTTTCGGCTGCATCTATAAACTCTTGCAGCGTTCTGCAACGGTAGCCTGTCAGACCGTTGATGTTGTTTTCTGTAAATGCGCCCCAGTCGGTTGTGATAGTAGGCGTGCCACAGGCTTGGGCTTCAATAACTACATTTCCAAATGGTTCGATGTAGAGCGTTGGAGCAAAGGTTGCGATGGCATTTCCCATCAACTCTGCTCTTTGCTCTGGACCTACTGAGCCTACAAACTCGCCATAGCCAGTGGCCTGCCCTGGACCTGCCAAGATAAGTCTCTTGCCAAGGCGCTGGCAGACTTCTTGCGCTATTTGATAGCCCTTGCGTTCAATCAGGCGGCCAATGAAGAGGTAGTAATCGCCTTTGCCTTCACCAAGTGGAAACATCTCTGGTTCTAAATAACCTGGAATCACAGTATCAAAGAATTGACCATCAACTGTTGTCGGGTTCTTGTGACCTGCATAGATTGAGTGCATCCAGGCATATGATTCAAAAACTCTAAACTTACTAAATACTCCGCCATAACCAACGCCAAATTCAACGCTAGTGTGATTCGGGTAGGCATCGGCAATTGGCTTATGTGCGTATCCACCGATGAGGCAGATGAAATCTTGCGGTTGCAAATGGCTCTGCATCAGCCTAATCACATTGGCATTGAAGATTTGCCAGTGCAGAGCGCTGGTGTCGAAACTTGCCTGCGTGTAGTGGCTGTTGCCAACTGCCTCGGCGCGGCGCTCTTCTGAGATGCAGGTGATGAGTTTGGTAACTGGCGCTTCTACCTGCTCGCCAGCGTATAAATAAACTTCGTGACCAAGACCTGTCATCATTATGCAAAAGCGCCTGACCTTTTCGGTGAAGGCGCATCCTGCGAATTCTTTAGTTACTTGTGTATGTGGCAATGCCACAACGTGAAATCTCATTACATCCCCCGATGTTAGATTACTTATTTAGTGCTGCGATTTCTTCTGCGGTCAATCCGAGTGCTGCAAGTTTAGCCTCGGCACTAGCCTTAGCCTCTGCCTTAGCCTGTGCCTCTGCTTCCTCTGCTGCCTTGATTGCAGCAAAGGCAACTGCATCTGCCTCGCGCTGAGCGATTTCTTCAGCCGTTAGTTCTACCTCTGCGACTACTCCTGTTGAGCAGTCCACTACGAGTTTGTGTGTCATTGTTTTCCTTTCTTAGGAGTTTTTAATGCCGTATAAGGTGGCGGTTGAGTATTGGGATAATGTGCCTGAACTTGGCGTAATTGTAATAGAAGTAATTGCACTTGTAAGGGTTGCTAGACCTGCAATTAAATCTAAACTGTTACTTGATGATGCGTTGTGTTCAACTGCTACATCGGAAGAAATACTTTTATTATTACTACTTGTATAATTTGGAATATACATTTCACAATTACTAAAAGTATTACTTGTAGAAATACTGGTATTTCCATATAGCCAATTTGTCGTTGCAGTTGTGCTGCCTACAGTGCTGCCATCTGCATAAAGTATGCGCCCAGAATAAGTAGGGCTACCATTAAAAGTAACATCTAAAGAACCATATTGATTACTTGTTCGGGAATCTCTTGTTGATACTTTTACAACTAAATCAGTATAAGTAGCAGGTATAGAACTAAAAGTAATATTAGCCGCCCCACCGCTACCAACAGTCACAGTTGCTATTGCTTTATATGTTGTAGGCATTATGCCGCCTTAATTCCGTAGAGGGTGAAGGTTGAGCCTGAAGTAAAAGTGTTAGGGCTTTTTACATCTACCTGAGTAATTGCGGCTGTGCTACGCCATAAACCAACTGTTGCAGTTGCTGATATAGCAGCAGCAGATGAACGACCAATAGCAGTTTTATATGTAGTGCTGTTAGAATAATTCATAATGTGAATTATATTTGGGTAAAAGTCTGCGGTGCTTTGATTGTAAAATCTCATCTCGCTTACGCTAGAAAACCTGCCTGATGCGGCGGCTGACCCATCGCCTTGTAGATAAGTTGCTGAGTAGTTTGTTCCAGTATCGCCATTAAATTGTAGGAAAAGTCTGTCAGTATTACTAGAAGTTAATTTGACTGTTGCTACTAAAACAAGGTCAGTATAGGAACCGCTAATTGAAGTAAAGGAAACTGTCGCTTGTGCGCTGCCTAGCGTTGTCGTTGCTATCGGCTCATAAGTAATTGCCATTGGCTATGCCCCCTTTATGCCGTATAGGGCGAAGTGTGAGTATTGTGCAAAGTCATTTGCGGATGGGTCAAATGAAACTGAAGTTATGGCAGATGTGCTACGCCATAAACCTGAAGCCAAAACAATAGTTCCAGAATATGGACTACCTCCGCCGTTCAAGTCATTACCACTAAGAACTCTAAAAGTCTTAAATTTATTAGTATTGGCATAATCTAAAATGTCTATAACTACACCGCCAAAAGCGCTTGTAACTGAAGATGTAGAAGCAGTAGCAAACCAACCTAAGTTCATACTTGTCGCGCTAGTTCCAGCATCAGTATTGGCGCTTGTTCCATTTCCATAAAGCCAATGCCAAGCATAATTAGAACCAGTATCACTATTAACTCTTGTATAAAGTTGGTCAATAGAAAAATCTGTTCTAGTTCCGCGAGCAATACCTCTAATTTGTAAATGTGTATAGGTAGCAGGAATAGAAGTAAACTCTACAGTAGCAGCACCGCCACTACCAACAGATACAGTAGCGATGGATTCAAAGTCAGTAGGAATATACGGGTCATTACCTACCAACAGATTACCTCTGCGTAGTTTATTCTTTATGCTGACTACAGCCATTAAATTACTACCTCATCCCAAGACAGGGTTGCTTCATTCCAGGTGTACATCTTGTCATCAGTCGGATAGGCGACAGGAGGCTGCCATCTAGCATCAGCATCTAGTGTCCAAGAAGGATATGGCTGAGGGGCATAGAAGTAATCATTAGCAGCATCATAAGTATAACCAATGCCTGCATAGTTTTTACGGAAGTTGCCGTTGTATGAAGTCTGCTTCCACTTGGTATCTTCACCAAAGAGTGACTTGCAGAATAAAATACCCTTGACTTCGCTTTCAACTCCGTCAAGTAGTAGTTCATCGTTGGCTACAACGATTACCTGTGTGACTATGTTGTTGTCATCTAGTTGTGCAAAGTGTGCCATTGTATTCCCTTAATAAGTAATTGACCCTGAAGCATTAAACTGATAAATATGATATGAACCTGAAGTAGTATATGTAGGCGAACCTGTTGTAGATGCTGCTGCTTGGAGTGCGCGAACAATAACTACGCCTGAACCGCCAGCACCGCCATCTCGACTTCCGCCTCCTGTTTGACGACCAGCGGCACCACCACCGCCACCTGTATTAGCAGTACCAGCAGAACCATTTCCATTTGTTCCATTAAAAGCATTACCGCCACCACCAGAGCCACCAGTTCCACCAGTTGTTCCAGTGAAATTGTGACCACCGCCACCACCACCTGCGTAAGTAACTGACGAACCTGTAATAGAAACTGCTACTCCATTACCGCCATTACCGCCTGCTCCAGAATTACCTGCTCCACCTTGTGAACCTGCTGCACCAGCACCTCCGCCACCACCTGCTGCGCCATTTCCAGAATTACCAGCACCACCAGCATAACCTTGATTAGCGGTGCCTGCGCCACCAGCAGAAGATGATTCACCACCAGTACCACCACCAGAGCCACCAGTTCCACCAGCACCTTGTCCTGCTAATCCACCACCAGTTGAAGTGATAGTAGAAAATACAGAATTGTTTCCAGCAGAACTATTAGCATCACCAATACCACCAGCGCCTCCAGCGCCAATGGTTACAGTATAAGAAGTTCCAACAAGCAAACTTAATGAAGATTCAACGGAGCCTCCGCCACCCGTAGCGGTAACAGTTGAGCGCAAACCACCTGCGCCGCCACCACCTGCAGAGTTTGAAGCAGAACCACCGCCTCCGCCCCCGCCTGCAACAACAAGATAATCAACAGTTACGGGAGGAATATAGTAAGCATTACCAACAAGCAGGCTACGGCTAAAGGTTCCGTTCTTAAGACTTCTGATTGCCATTAGAAGGTTATGCTCCCGCTTCCGTTCCATTGATAAATTGTGTATCCACCTGATTCAGTTCTAGTCGGAGAACCAGTTGTTGAGGCTGCAGTAATAGAACCAGGAATTCTGATAATTACTATACCGCTTCCGCCAGCGCCACCATTGCCGCCATTTTGTTCAGAAGCACCGCCGCCTCCGCCTGTGTTTGCTGTCCCAGCGTTACCAGTATTACCACCAGCACCACCACCACCAGTTCCGCCTGCGCCATTCGTTCCACTCGTTCCAGCACCACCACCTCCACCACCGCCTCTGGTTACTGATGAACCAGTAATAGATGAAGCAACGCCATTACCACCAGCCATACCGTTATTTGAATTTCCTGAGTTAGTTGCACCGACAGCACCAGCACCGCCACCTCCGCCGCCGCCACTAGATGAATTAACATTAAAATTACCGCCATTTCCACCAGCGTAACCTTGATTAGCAGTTCCAGCGCCACCAGTTTGTCCACTTAATGCAGCCGAACCACCGCCACCTGAACCACCGCTTGCACCATTACCAAATAGACGACCGCCTAAACCACCGCCAGTTGAAGTGATAGTAGAAAATACAGAATTAGAACCATTTGCGGAAAATGTGCCACCTGCGCCAACTGTTACTGTATAGGAAACTCCATAAGATAAAGATAATCTTGACTCAGCAGATGCTCCCCCGCCAGATGTTTCACCTACAACAGAACAACGATAACCTCCTGCACCTCCGCCACCGCCTCTATTGTCACCACCGCTTCCACCACCTGCAACAACTAAATATTCAACAGTAGATAATGGACTATAGGCAGCATTACCAACAAGCAAACTAGACGGTGATGTGTTACCTGTCTTGTAACTTGTGATTGACATTAGACCGAAGCCTCATCTCCAAACGCCTGGAATACTAGGTTTGCCGTTGAAGCGTATACTGAAATCACATCCGTTGCTGCAAGAGTTAAGCCAACGGTAATCAGTGTTGAGTCAGATGCACCTACTGTAATGTCATAGCCAATGTAGTGAGCATTGGTAATTGACGCACCAGCAGGACGTACTGCAAGACGAAATGTTGCAGCAGTAGCAGTTAGGTTAGCAACAGAGATTGTTGATACTACTGCTTCCTTTGCTGAAGGTACTGTGTACAGGGTTGTTAGTGTTGTCGCAGATGGGTTTGATTGCCCAAGAACTTTTTTTGCCATTATTTATTTCTCCTTTGGGTTATGCGCCCATCAACATAAAACTTGCTGGATAAACATTGAGTTCTGAACCAGATGGACCTGTTGCACCTGTTGGCCCAGTAGAACCTGTTGAACCAACTGGACCTGTTGCGCCTGTTGCACCTACTGGACCAGTTGCACCAACGGGACCAGTTGCACCAACAGGACCAGTTGCACCAACGGGTCCTGTAGCACCTACTGGACCAGTTGCACCAACGGGACCAGTTGCACCAGTATCACCTTGAACGCCTTGTGGTCCAGTCGCGCCAACTGGACCTGTTGCCCCAACTGCTCCAGTTGCACCAACTGCGCCAGTTGCACCTACTGGTCCTGTTGCACCTGTTGGTCCAACAAGATTGACACCAGCAGGCCATACACCAGCGGCCTTTGGTCCAAAAATTTGATTACTTGAAGTGTTGATATAGAAGTCGCCATTAACGCCTTCAGTAGTAGGGTCAACAGTGCCATTAAGAACTGAAAATCCTTGTGGTCCTGTTACACCTGTTGGACCTGTTGCACCGACTGGTCCTGTGGCACCTATTGGTCCTGTAGCACCAACTGGTCCTGTTGCACCGACATCACCTTGAATTCCTTGAACACCTTGTGGTCCTGTTGCACCAGTTGCGCCAACTGCGCCTTGTGGTCCTGTTGGTCCTGTTGGTCCTTCAGCGCCAGCAGGTCCTGTTACACCTGTTGGTCCTGTTGCTCCAACATCACCTTGAATTCCTTGTGGTCCTGTGGCACCTACTGGTCCTGTTGCACCTACTGGTCCTGTTGCGCCAACTGGTCCTGTCGCTCCGACTGGTCCTGTTGCTCCAACATCGCCCTGAACGCCTTGTGGTCCAGTTGCGCCAATAGGTCCTGTTGGACCTGTGGCGCCTGTCGCACCTGTCGCACCAACTGGTCCTGTAGCACCAACTGGTCCTGTTGCACCTGTCGGACCAACTACGCCTGCTGAAACAATTGCAACAATCAACTGATGATTGCTTGCAAAGTTTGTTGTGCCTGTACCACCTGATGCTGTAAGAGTTACTGGGACTTCAACATAGCCTGTTTGAAGTGTTGGTGTTGCCGATACTGTCCATTTTTGGTAGTTATCGGATAAAGATTTATCTTGAACAATAATTACATCGTTTGTTTTGATAAGCGCTAAAAATATGTCAATGTCAACGCCATCATCATTTATGTGACTGATATTGATTTGAGTAGCAGAAATTTGTGTAGCATTATTCCAAAGAATGTCACCAGTGCTAGGGTCGCCCGTTGTGCTAGTTGTATTTGCTCTGTAGTCATAATAGTTAGCAGAACCACCGTCAGCACCAGTTGCTCCCGTTGCGCCTGTTGCACCTGTAGCACCTGTCGGTCCTGTAGCGCCTGTGGCTCCAATAGGTCCAGTAGGACCTGTTGAGCCTGTTGGTCCTTGAATGTTTCCTACATTTTCCCATTGACTATTGCCAACGCTCCATACATAAAGGTCACCAGCGCCGACAATGTAAGCATCGCCCTGGTTGCCAGTTGGATGTGCTGCTTGCAGCGCTGCAAGAGTTGCATAAGAACCAAGAATTTGAATTCCAGCACCAGTAGCGCCAGTTGCACCTGTCGGTCCAGTCGCACCAGTAATACCTGTAGGACCAGTAGCACCTGTTGCACCTACTGGGCCAGTTGAACCTTGAGGACCTGTTGCGCCAATTGAACCTGTAGCACCTGTTGCACCTACTGGACCAGTTGAACCAGTATCGCCTTGAGGACCTGTTGCACCGACATTACCTTGAATTCCAGTTGCACCAGTTGCGCCAACATTTCCTTGAATGCCTTGAATTCCTTGAATACCTTGTGGGCCTGTTGCACCTGTTGGTCCAATATCGCCAGTTGCACCGACAGGACCTGTGACACCTGTTGGTCCTGTTAAACCTTGAACACCAGTTGGACCTGTTACACCTGTAGCACCAGTAGCACCTACTGGACCAGTTGCACCAGCAGGACCTGTTGCACCTGTTGGACCGACGGGGCCTGCAACGCCAACATCGCTTACAACAACGGTGTTTGTATCTTCAATTATCTCGACTGTATTAGACACGCGTTACCTCGCCTGCAACTGTGATTTGACCTTGGATAAGTCTTGTGACAACTCCCCCTGATGAAATCTCTAAATCATAAACATAAAAACCTGCATCAAGAGCAGCAGTCTGCACTGCTGTCGCTGACAAAACTAATTTACCTTGTGCGCCAGTGATAACGATGCCACCGTTAGATGTGTTCAATGTTAAGGCAGCAGTATCAGAATTATAGTTCTGACGCAATTGCATCGCTGCTGTGTAGCCAGTTAGGTTTATGACGGTTCCAGCGGAATCTTTATAGATAACATTTAGATTCCAATTAGAACCTTGGTCCATTGTAAAATTGTAAATACCAGCAGTCATTACTTCTCCGTTGCCCAGACTAGGAATCCGCCAATTGCCATTAACGCCAGCGGAAGTGAAATCATTGCAACCCCGATTGTAAAGAGCGCAACACCAAAAACTTCAGCGGCAATTGCCCAATCTATTTTCTTCATTGTTACTCCTTACAGGTTTAGTGAAAAGAATTTTGGAACTGGCGCCTTTGCTTCAGGGGCGCTAGTGGCGCGGTCATAGCCAAAGATGCTGGCAACGGCTGCGTCAATCTTACGTTTGCTATTTGATTTGCTAACCATCACACCGCGTGAAGATTGCTTTGTCACACAGTTATTCATATGACGTGCTAAGCGTTCATCGCCATCGTGCGTGAAAGAACCATTAACAACTGCTTCATAAAACTTCTGCGTTGCTGGCACCATACGCTCGGCGCTGTTTGGATATGAGACTACTGGCAGTCCTTCTTCGTCGAGGACCATAAATGTTCGCTGCCATCTGGCAGGGTCGAAAACAATCTCTCGCACACTAAAGCGACTATCGCGTGCAGTGTTGATAATGGTTTGTTCGACTTCTGCGACTGGAACGTGCCAAGTGTTGTCTGCATCGTTTGGCCTTTCCCATAATCCAACAACCATCAAGTGTGGTTTTTCTCCACCAAGTAACCAAGCAACCAAAGCAGTTGAGTCATTAGAGAACGCACCATCAAATGCCAAGATAACTTCTTCGCCTACTTCTGGTTCACGTTCTTTATCAATCAATGCTTCCCAAGTTCCAGAAGGAAGCCAGGCAGTCTGAGTAGATGTCCAGATGTTCAATCGTTTAGTTTTGAATTCTGCTTCTGGCGTCCTCAACACTGCGCTGGCAAAATCATCAGCGGCGCAAATATCTCCATAACCTGGGTTTGCAATCAGCCAGGCTTCTTCAGTTCTGTAATCAATCAAATCATTGCCTTCATACCAAGCAAAGAAAAATGATGGGTCATTTACTTCACCGCTTACAATTCGTTTTCCGTAATTGTAAAGGTCATAGCAAAGTGAATCTTTACCGCTTGAATCTACTTTAACACCAGCAGTTGTAATCGCTACCAACATCGGGTCTTGTCTTGCGCCCATCGCCAGCGACATTACATCGAAGAGTTCACGATTTGGTTGTGCGTGTAATTCGTCAAAGGCTACAAAGGTTGGCGATAGACCTTCTTTGGTAAATGCTTCAGCCGATAGCGCTCGATAACTTGTGCCATTCTTTGGATTGTAAATGGCATCGCGATAAACCTGCAAGAATTGCAATTCAGGTTCTAATCGAATCATCTCTTTGACAGTTCCAAAAACAATTCTGGCTTGGTCACGGTCAGCAGCACAAGAATAAATCTCGCCACCTTGTGGTCCAAGAACTAGATGCTCCAATGCCACAGATGATAGCCACGCTGATTTACCTTGCTTGCGGGGAAGGCCAATCAAGGCAATCTTATGTTTTAACTTACCATTGTCTTTGACAGCAAATAGATTGCGAGTTAATTCCTTTTGCCAATCGCGGAATATCAATGGTTCGCCAGAACTACCTGCAACTGAATCTTTAGTTATCTTGCAAAGCGCCTCGGCGAAGTCAATGACATCATCACCGCGAGAGCGTTGATATTCGTCGGGTGACACTGCCGAGATGTATTTCGGTGGCCATCCCCCAATGGCTGTCATTAGTTATCCCGTTTATTTCTTCGCGCTAGCAATTCATCTAAGGCTGATGCCTTTTGAACTTCAGCAACACCAAGGCGTGAACGTGATGTTGGGTCAAAACCTAAAGCCGCTAATGATTCACGAAAGGCTTTATTGACTGCTGTGAATGCGCGTGCATCTGCTGCTTCAAGTGTTGCCATAAATTTATTTTGCGCAGCGACGTTTGCATCAGCCAATCTGCACGCAGTTTCCACCGCTTGCATATCTGAATCAGGAGAGAGCCAAGTGATTGCAGTTGCCCAAGCGCGTTCCCATAATCTTGCGCCTTCTGCTTGAAGGTACGCAGGTGTTTGTGGGATTTCGCGTGCCATCGCAAGTGGCGTCACACTGGCCAACGCAGGCAAAGGCCGTTGGCCTGGATTGCCTGTTGCCCTTTTTACTTCGATTGGTTTTGGTGGTCTGCCCGCTGTCATTTTTTCCTTTTCAAATAAAAAACAAAATAAAACTGAGTTTCATAATTTCGCAGAGATGTACGA